AGAACCCTCTGTATGCCGGATATGTCACCTACAAGGGCGAGGTCTTCAAGGGCGAGCATGAGCCAATCATCACAGAAGAGTGCTACCAGCGCACCATGAGCGTCTATGAAGGCAAGGACACCCTCAAATCGCCCCATTTAGGGCGGTCTATGCTCGGAGGGCTATTGTTCTGCGGTCGATGCGGTGCAAGGTACGGAATCAGCCGGAATGGAGGGCATAACAGCCGTTATCAATATTACTGCTGTCATTCAAGACGGAAGATATCACCGCATATGGTAAAAGATCCCAATTGTAAAAACAAGAATTGGAAGAAGGAAGAGCTTGAGGAGCTTGTCCTTGGCGAGATAAAGAAGCTTCGGAATGAGCCTCTGAATGTTCCTGATCAGAGCGAACAGGATGACCGCAGAGACCATATTATGGCAGAGATCGAGAAGACCGACAGACAGAAATCGAGGCTGATGGACTTGTACGGTGCCGGGCTGTTCGAAATGGACGAGCTTGAAGCCAAGATTCGCCCTCTCAACGACCAAAAGGAACGTTTGGCAGCAGAGCTTGAGCGGATACAGGCTGAACCTACGAAGAAGAACACCACAGCCCTTGTGGAGACCTTTGCGGATGCCTTGGAGCAGGGTGACACGGAACAGGTGAGGATTTTGGTTAGGGCATTGATTCACAAGATAGTGATAGACGATGAAAATGTAGATATTTACTGGACTTTTGGGTGATGCTTTTCTTTTTCGCAAATTTTAGCCTTGATTTTATTCATAGCTACAATTTGCGAAATGTGTTATAATTCAAGTGTTGTCTTTTTGTTTCATATTCCATAGAACAAAAATCCTTTCACTGAAGGAGCCACCCGGAATGGATGGCTCTTTTACTTTATCGCATATCCTTGCGGATTAGCTCCTTGATGTAGCCCTGCTTATTTCCGACAGTCTCCAGATGGTCGATGATGTCCTTGTCTGTGGTGTTGTTCAGGGCGATGTGCACTCTTGTGGTGTTTTTGACTGCGTACTTGATAGCCGCTTTCTTGTGTGCTTCACTACTTGCCATTCTTCTGCTCCTTCCTTGGGGGCTTTCGCCCCCGGTTGCTTTATGCTGATAATACAGGACACATTGAGTATCTGCCAAGGGGGAAGACTGTCTCTGCGTTTCTGTACTCTGAATATGCTTTGTTGATTCTGCATTTCTTTGTTTCTTTGCCGTCTGTGATTGTGATTGTGGTAGCGGTACGAGCTACAACTGTGTAAGTCCATACACACTCATGGTCGCAGATGCTTCTCATTGAGTAGGTTTTGTTAATTTCGAATGTGTTCATATTGTTTCTCCTTTCGTTTCTGCTTTGTTCCGTTCCTCTATGATTAAATATTACCACTTTGTTCCGTTCTTGTCAATACGTATTGACAAAATATTTTATTATTTTTCTGTCAATTCTTCGTAGATGTCCATCGCTATGTCATCCTGTAACTCCGGCATCTGCTCAGCCAGTCTGTAATATGCCTCTGTGAGCATCCTGATTTTGAACTCTCCCCACTGCTTAGCGGTCAATCCCTGACGGTCTGCCTCGTCTGCTAACATATCCATAAGGGCGATAATCTTCTCGTCTGTGTGCATTATGTTCTCGATTTCTTTGAGGTTCCTTGCCGTTCTTTCCATTTCTTTCTCCCTTCCGGGGGCTTTCGCCCCCTTTGCTTTACTTCCTCAGGCTTTCAAGTGTTGCCTGCAATGTTGCCACGTTCTGCGCCATCTGGAGCTGTTCGTCTGTGAGCTTGCTGGTGTCGATTCTCTTTGTTGCTCTCCTTACCTCTCTCTGTGCCTCTTCCATGATTGTCATCAGTTCGCTGAAGCTTGCTGTCTTTGTCATTTTGTTGTCCTCCGTTTCTTTTGTGTTTTCCTTGATGATTTAATATTATCACATCCCTGTTATAATGTCAATACGTATTGACATATTTTTTTATTTTTTTTGCACAAAAAAAGAGGGGCATCTCTGCCCCTCAGTCGATAAGCTCTTTCATTTTCGCTTCGCTCTTTTTGCCGTAAATCCCATCCGCCGTGAGTCCGTTAGCGTGTTGCCATGCTTTCAGGGCGGCAGTAGATGCCTTCCCGAAAATGCCGTCTTCCACAAGACCGCAGCCGAACCGGTTGAGGTTCTTCTGGAGAAGCTTGGCATTTGCTCCTTTGCTTCCCTTTTTGACTGTCGGCACTGCGATTTCCATCGGTACCGGATTCGGATACTGTGGCTGAGCCGGTGCGACTCCGAGCCGTTTGTTTACCTCTGCGGCTATGCTTCCGTGAAGGTTGTACAGGTAGTCGCCAGGGCAGGCCTTGTTGGCAAACCACCTATGAACGGACATATTCTGTACCGATACCTGTCCGATCAGGGACTTGTCAGCCTTCCACTTCAGCTCCTTGATGTTGTTCCTTTGGCACACATCCACCAGAAGCGCCACAAGGGACTCAATGGCCTGCGGTGATACATGCCAGTCGGGCTTGCCGCCGTCATTGGCTACCTCTATCGTGATAGCCCTATCATCATTCTTACTGTTGGAAGTACACCAGCTCCGGTATTCTTCCGGCACATAGCAGGCAATGGAACCGTCCGAGCCTATGCCGTAGTTGCTGGAAGCCTTTTTCGACTTCTTGGCAAAACTGTTCCCTATGGCCACGATATTGCCGTTGCATGCCATACAGTGGATGGAAATCGTGTCGATTTTGGATGTCCTTTTGCTCTTATTCGGTGATACTATCGTCACCTGTGCAAGGCTGCTCACTATCATCTTCTTCTTCCTCCTCTTCTTCGAAGCCTTCCGGGAACTCTTCCCAGTCCTTAAGGTCTTCTTCATTAGTTATCAGTGGAATCGGGTTCTTAATTGCTGTCGTTAGCATTGTTTACCTCCTTATCGACTACTTCTTCCGTCTTCTTCTTCAGCAGTCTTACCAGCTTGAGAAGGAAAGGCGGAAGCTTCACGCCTATGTCACGGATATTTTCAAGTATGCTTATCATTTCGTTGAAGGAGAGCCAGAGTGCGACTACTATCGCCACTATGAATGGCTCCATGAATCCCGGACTGACATATTCGGCGGCATAATTGATGAGTATGTCAATCAGTGCCCCTACGCCTACCAGAAGCAGCATGCAGACCTTCTTGGCGATTCCGTTGAGTCCTTTGTATGAGTTCGGATGTTCGCCCCTTTTTGGCGCCGCCATGAGTCCCGTTAGGTAGTCCACTACATTACATGCCAGCAGCACATAGATAGGTATTGCCAGATGTCCGAGAAAAGCGGTCAGGGCCGCAAAAAAAGCGACTACTGCCGCCCTTATTCCCCTTGCTCCTAATTCATTCATACTTTTCTCCTGTTATCTCTTCATATTCGGCAGCAGTTATCCAGGGATTGTCTTCCGGATTGGTTACCGCATCCCTTACCCTTTTCTTGTTCCATAGTCCGCTCCGGTAGAGCTGTTTCACCTTCTCAAAGTTCTTGCTGTGCATTTTTTCATCCCTCCTTTATGCGTCAATGTCCACATCCGTCATCATTGCCAGGTACTCAAGGTCAGAACGGATTTTCGCCATGTCCTTTTCGTACTGTGTCGGCTCCCTGAGAATGAAGTACCATTCCTCTCCCACCGGCTGGATCTGCACGAGTATCATGTTGTTGTAGATCTCCTTGTGGTCGCCGTACTCAATGACCACTGTACTGAGTCCGTCCACGAACATGGCCTCTGTTATCTCCGTCTCGCTGACAAAGTTGTTTCCGTTCATGGTGAGATCCGTGATCTCTTTGCCATTAGATAGTTTAATTTTGATTTTTTCCATTTTATCCTCCTTTTGAACAGTTCTTCATACAGATCTATCAGGTTCCCTATCTGCCTTGCAGACATTACTGTGTAATTGTCGGAAAGCCAGCCTTTGAAAGCGTTTTCGATATCTTCCTGGCTTATCCGTCCGGCTTCATGAAGGTGCTTGTAGGCTTTCAGCCTCCGCCTCTCCCTTGTGACGGCCTTCGGGTGTATCTGCCGTATGATCTTCCCGGTTTCCGTCATGCGGTACTTGATCTGCAGGTGTCGGAAGGGTGTCGAGAGCTTCGAAATATAGGTCTTGTTGGGATGTACTGTCAGCCCGATCTTTGACGCTTCGCCCGATATCTTCTCCCTGAGCTCCACAAGGTACTCACGGCTTTCATGGATACAGTAGAAATCATCCGAGTACCTGCCGTAGAACCTCTGCCCTTCGACAGTCTTGACCAGTGTATCAATGCGGTTGGCAAAGCTTATCCCGACATTCTGGGAAGGCTGCCCTCCGAGATTTACGCCCATGCCGTCCGGTAGTATGGTCTCAAGAAGCCATTCCGTATCAGCTTCAAGCTCAGGATCCTCAATGCCCATAAGCTCCAGCATATATTCCCTTGCCTTCTTCCGGTCTATGCTCCCATAGTAGTTCTTGAAGTCGCCAAGAAGGATGTATCCGTCATTGGACTACCAGCCGTAGCTGAGTCCGTCGCAGCCGCTATTTACCGTTGCCGGAAGGATAACCGCTCCTTTCCCATTGCCACATCTGGAAACTTTGTCCGGTGATGTGGCTGTGAAATCACGCCGAACGCCCCTTGTATTTGAAGCGTTGTTGTTGTTCGCATTTCCATTATTGTTCACATTGCCAAACGCGGAGCCACTCAGCGGTTACCCTAAGCCTTCAAGTTAATCTTTCAAATGTTTCAGGAATCGGTTGTCTGACTGTCTAAGTGCTTTCAGCAGGTTGAACTCCCTTTCGATCTCGAGGACTATCTGTGTGTACCGGTTCTTATTTGCCGGAACCATCTCGACTATGGCCTGAAGTTCATCCTGGAGCATGTTGCAGCACTCAAGGGCACGATCCATTTCAAGCCGTCTTTCAACAAACTCTGCCCGGTAGCTTGGCCATATGGTATTCGCCGCCCTTAAGTGGGCGCTTATGCCCTGGGCAAGGTCAAGGACTCTTTCCCTTTCCTTGTCTATGAGCCATTCGGGCATGGTATTGTTCTTCGTCCCGAAATCGGTCAGCAGTTCCCTTACTATCAGCCGTCTTATCTTGTAAGCCTGGTGCTGTGCTTCAAGCTTGCTTTTGCCTCTTTCACTTTTCTTTACATTAGACATATCAATTCTCCTTCCCCGGGGGACAAGCCCCCGGGGATTGCCGATTACCCGATGAGGAAAGCACGCCGAACGCCCCCTGCATAGGAAGCGCCGGTGCTGCTCGCATAACCATCCCTGGTCACATGGCCAAACGCAGAGCCACTGATGACATCATCGCACCAGTACCACTGTCTCTCCTGGGTTGTCTTATCCCTTGCCACTATCGTTTCCGGCATAGCCTGGAAGAGCGAAAGCTGACGCTCGCGCAGCAGTGCGTTCAGATACTGACCAGTGCCTTCTGTATATCCCGGCCCATGCCCCATTACCTGGCAGATGTTCAGCAGGGCTGCCTTCTTATCGATATACGCTCCTCCGCTTGCCACATTGTTGCTGATGGCATTGGTCAGGTAAAGCGACTGTGTCAGGATGTGGCTTTCGCCAAAGTCGGCATTCAGCTCCGACTGTATCCCCGGAAGCGTATTCGTATAGATCAGGGAAGCAGTTGCCCCTCCGGTGGTGACATTTGTGGTCTGGTGCTGTGCGGTATGGCTTATCTCATCCTCTACCACAAGCATGTGGTGGCTGGTCTGCTCCGGAGAACTTTTGCCAAAATAGTAGTCTGCATCGGCAAACCAGTACTTCCTCCCGCTGGCAGCAGTGTAGTGCATTCCTACATGTACCTTATCAAAGGTGCCGTCTGCAATGCTTGCCCACATCTCGTCCGTAATCTCCGTGATTTCCTCACGGAATGCCAGTCTATTGGCTGCACCTGATCCGGAGCCGAAGAGCTGTTTCAGCAGTGCCCTGTGGTTGTTTGTTCCGTCATCCAGGATAACATTCTCCGCATCCCTTTTGACCGGTCCGGATATCTGTGCGAGATCCGAAATTCTAAGATCGCTCATTTTGTTTCCTCCTTTTTATGCAAAGTTGAATTTAACAGTCTGGTGAACTACCAGGCGGTCATCCGTGTTAACTATCAGCCTATCGCCGTCAGCATTCAGGACAAGGTTTGAGCCTATTCCGAGAGAGCCTTTTGCTATCTCTTCATAGACCTCATCCTTTGCGTCACGGATAGACAGATCTATCTCATCAAGCACTGTGGTCTCTCTCCAGAAGAGCTGGTCGAAAGCACCGCCCGATGTCGCCTTTATGCACTTTTCAAGCTTGTTGTTGTAAATGCAGTACTGTTTCGGCTGGTATGATGTGTCCGGATCGTATGCGTCCGGTACTCCTATCTGTGCCTGAAGTATCTGTATCAGGTTCAGCAGGTGCGTGGCCGTCTCGGTATCGAGCACATCATGCATTGACGCAACCCACGCTTCGAAATCCGCCTGCTCATCATCCATCCATGCAGTGGCATCAGCTTCGAAATCAGACTCGAAATCTTCTATCTGCTCAACATAGTCGTTGTAGTCAGCCACTATGGCAGTGGAATATTCAGCCATGAAAGCGTCAAGCTGAGCCGTGAGCGTTGCCCAGTCTATCTGCGACACTGTGCCTTCCACGATGCCGCAGAGCGTTGTATCCGTCCTTCTGTCCGTGATATGGCTCTGTGTGATGGTGATCAGCCCCCTTGTCACGCTGATGTCTGCCAGTGCAAGCTCATATGTGTCGGCAGTCCTTACAAGCACCGGCGCTTCAGGACTTGACGAAGGTGTGCCCTTCTTCCAGTCAATGACCATCTGCCTGTTGGTAAGGTCCCAGCGGAGCACTATCCGGTCTATGCGGTCAAGCGATCCGTCACCCACATCAATGGTGATCACATGGTCATCCTGATTTCGGAAGGCATAGCCATTGATGAAGCCGAATCCAGCTTTGACAGCCACATCCATGTCGCCATTGGCGACCACCATGAGTCCGTTGGTAGGCTTCGGGAACACTCCATTTCCGATGAATGTGGAGAAATACCACGCCCAGTCCTCAGCCTTGTACACCCGGTCATGGTCCACACTGTTGAACGGTAAGTAGTTCATTCTTTTACCTCACTTTCTTGATTTTATCCAGAAGCGTGGGAGCTGATTCGCCGAAGATGGCTTCTATCAGCACCTTGCCGCTTTCGTATGTCTGCGTGATGGCCGTGATCCTTGAATTGATGGTCACGCCCCACTGCCTTTCTACGCATGTCACCCTGTCCCCCAGGTCGAAGTCTTCCTTGTAGTGCAGGTTCGACATGGTATTTATGGAACTGTTGAATGTATAGTTCTCTATCATTCCGTCAAGCTCTGTCTCGCCCCGGTTCGCCAACATCTGCCGGTACTTGGCAACAGGAATGTCAACGACCTCTCCAGAACTGTTCTCAGCCGTCCGCTGGATGTCAGAAGCGTCCACAAGTACTTCCTGAAGGTCGTAGCCGGTCGCAGAGCCTCTGTCCACTTCCACGACTTCCTGCACATTCTGTGAGTCTGCTGCCCCACGCACAAAGGCATGGTTCTTCTCGTTGGAAGTATCATCCTCGAACTCCTGGGAATTGACATTCTCAAAATCCCTTGAAAAGATACATGGCGGGTTTCCGTCCTCATTGCCGTTCGTAAGGTTTCGCCCCTTGTACAGATAGAAACCGAACTCTTTCAGCCTCTCGCATATCAGGATGTCATATCCTATCTTGCCGCTCTGGCATACATCCCTGACTTCATCGCCCAGGGCTTTCAGGGACTCATTGGAATACTTGAAGGTATTGCCCCCAAGGTCTTCCTGATCCAGTACTGTAAACTGCGGAAACTTCCTTGCAGTGCTCGCATTCGCTCCCACATTCCTTGATATCAGCGCATTGACCACCTGCTGGCATGTCACATCTTCAAGGACTATCTGCGGATTGATGACACGCTGGTTCAGCCATGATGATATGACTGAGCCCCTTGCCTCTATCTGCTCCTGCCCCTTTTCATTGTTCGCATACCTGACATAAGTGATCTCTGCGCCCCTGCGCCAGACATTCTCGGAAGAATCGACATAGTCAAGGTATTCATCATGCTTCACGACTATGTTTCCGACAGAAAGCAGCGCCCGGTTGTTGTCCGTCATGGGGGCGAGTATCTTTATCTCGCCCACACTGAAGTACCTTATGGTCCAGATAAGGGAAGCGATCTCGTCAATGGTTCCAAGGGCATTGAGTTCTTTATCGAATACTCTTACATCCATGCCTTATACCCCCAGATACTTCTGTGCAAAGAACACTGTAGCCTCAAGGTTGGAAAGTCCGCCGTCAGCGTCATACCGGAAAGTATTGTCGCCCATCGCCAGCTGCATGAATGTCGAGTCAACATCCATGTACCGGTAGAGGTTCGTCTCAACTCCGTTCCTTAAGAGCGTAATGCCCTTGTTGCCATAGTTGGTGTCTATCGTGACGATATCACCGCCCTGCATGGTGTAGTTGATTTTGATGTATTCCCTTGTATCCACATTGAAAAGTGAAGGATTCACGACCGCACCGAGCGCCCGGAACTGTATCCTCATGCCGGTATCGACATGGCCTCCGTTGTAGACAGTGACCACAACTGACTCTTCGTGATGCCCGAAGATCATGTCTTCATCATCATCCCTGTCTATCTCACAAGGGAACTCCCAGTCACCTATCCAGCTTGCTATGTCTTCCCTTATCTCGGCCTCATCCCTCCAGAAGGGATCCAGGCAGCGGAACACTATGGAAAACTCTTCGGTAAGCTTCGGGTGCGTGAATCGTGGGGTTTCCTTTACCTTTGCACCTATCTTTTTCACATAGTCGCCGTAGAAATAATAGAGAGTGCCTTCAAGCTCCGGATTCAGGATCCTTACCATGTCCCTCCGGAGCTTCAGGTATGTGTCCTTGCTGGTTTCCTTTATCTTGCCGTTCAGCTCCACATCACGGGGCTCTATGCGGTTGCCGACATATGTGTCGCCATTCTGCCCCATAGAACCGGTGGAATAAATCGTATTGGTGATATCGGAAATGCCGGACACATCCTTCTGGACATTTACATGATAAATAGAGCCAACACCAAAGGCGATGCTCTCGCCCCTGGCATTGACATATCTCAAAAATTCAAATTCCTTCATGACAGTGCCCTCGCAATCTGCTTGAACTCATAGGCAGCAGCCTTCTGCTGTTCAGAATAGCTTGTTTCTTTTGCGTTGATGGTCTGGTTTACTGTTATCGGCTTCACGCCCTGATCCACGAGCTGGGAAAGCAGGCCGACCATCTGGCCGAGCAGTTCTGCCGAAGCACCTGCGCCGGACTCTTCACGCACTATCTGCCGTAAGTCATCAAGGGCACCCACGAACTCCGGACGCTTCTCGCCGACACCGATAATGGAAGGCCGGTCAAAGATACCGCCCTTGTCATACCATTCGACTGAAAGCTTGGGAACCTTGCCTTCCTTCAGGTCGAACTTTCCCTCGATCTTGAAATGTGGCAGTTCGATATCCGGAAGCTTCCACTCAAAGTCGAATATCTTCTTCAGCCAGTCCACTACCCCGGTCATGTACTTCTTGATACTTTCAAAAGTACTCGTGAAGGTATTCTTTATGCCGGTCAGCAAAGTGTTCACAGTGTTCTTCACTGCATTCAGCCCGGTATTGAAGATGGTCTGTATGAATGTCAGTACTGTGCTTACCTTGTTCTGTATGTTGTCAAGCTGTGTAGTCCAGTACTGAACGATAAGCATCAATGCCGTGCTTACTGCCGTCTGTATTGCCGTCAGGACTGTATTCCACAGGTTCTGTATGAATGTCAGCACTGTGCTTACAACGGTCTGCACTGCTATCAGCTGTGCCCTCCAGTAGTTCACGATGAAGGTCAGCACTATCGTCACTACATTCTTGATGTCTTCCAGCCTATTCGTAAAGAAATTCTTTATGGAAGTAAGGATGTTCTCAGTGAGTGCCTTCATGCCTTCCATG